GGTACAGCGCCTATAGATCCTCCAGGATGGCAAGAAGTAGCTGCATAATGAGTTTGACACAAACTCAATTTTTTAGTAAAGTAAACGCAAATAAGGAATTTAAATTATGGCAAATTCAACATCAGCTAGTTTAAAATTAACAGTTCAAGCAACTGGGGAAAACTCAGGAACTTGGGGACAAATTACAAATACTAACTTACTAATTCTTGAACAAGCAATTGGTGGTTATGGCGCATTTAACGTAACTGATGCGTCTAGAGCTTTAACTTTTACAAACGGTGCTTTATCAAATGGTAAAGATCAAGTAATTAAATTAACAGGAACTCTTGAAGCAAACGTGAATGTTACTATTCCTAACTCAATAGAAAAAACTTATATAGTTGAAGATGGATGTAACCATGCAGGTTTTACTTTAACTTTTAAAACTTCATCTGGAACAGGTGTTCTTTTATGTGAAGGTCACACTTACACTTTATATTCTGATGGAACTAATGTTGTAAAAGCAGGTGAACTTAAAAAATGGAGAGCAATTTCTGCAGCAGAAACAGTTCAAGCTGGAGCACAACTTTTAGTAAATACAAATGGTGGAGCAGTAACAGCAACTCTTCCAGCATCACCTGCAACAGGAGATGAAGTTTCATTTATGGACCAAGGTTATGATTTTAATACAAATGCACTAACTGTTGGTAGAAATAGTTCTAATATAGCTAACGCAGCATCTGATCTTGTAGTTAATACTCAAGGTGCTGGTTTTAGTTTAGTTTACTCAGGAGATGCTACTACCGGTTGGACTTATAGGGAGAAATAATCCATGTCTAATTATGAAGCTACCAAATACGATTTTAATGGGGCAAACCTTACAGGTATTGAAGGAATTCCTACAGCAACTGTTGTGCCGTGGTCTTCTGCTTCAGTTCCATCTGGATTCTTAGAATGTAATGGTCAAACAGTTTCAAGATCAACTTACTCTGCATTATTTGCAATCATAGGTACTACTTACGGTGCAGGTGATGGTTCATCAACTTTTCTTGTACCTGATTTACAAGATGAAGTTGTAGTAGGTAAATCCAATAACAAAGCTTTAGCATCTACTGGAGGAGCAAACACAGTATCCTCAACTGGAAACGTTGGTGGTTCAACTGCTAATGCAACTTTATCTACTGCACAACTTGCATCTCACAGTCACCCTGGAACTTCTGCTGGAAGTATGACTGGAGCAGGTGGACCAACAAGAATTATTGCAAGTGGAAACAACACAGGAAGCGCTGGTTCTGGAGGTGGACACTCTCACAACATGAGTGCAACTTTTTCAGGAGATGCAACTTCAGTGTTGCAACCCTATTTAACTTTGATATATATAATTAAAACGTAGGAGAAAAATATGTCTAATTATGAAGCAACTAAATACGATTTTAATGGTGCAAACCTTACAGGTATAGAAGGTATTCCAACAGCAACAATCGTTCCATGGTCAGACTCGTCCGTTCCATCTGGATTTTTAGAATGTAATGGCGCAGCAGTTTCAAGATCAACTTATTCTGCATTATTTGCAATCGTAGGTACTAATTATGGAGCTGGAGACGGTTCATCAACTTTTAACGTTCCTGATTTACAAGATAACGTACTGGTTGGAAAATCCAATAACAAAGCATTAGCATCAACTGGTGGAGCAAACACAGTAACCTCAACTGGAAACGTTGCTGGTTCAACTGCTAATGCGACTTTATCTACTCCACAACTTGCTAGTCACTCACATGTTACGAGTTTTGGTGTAAGTTCATCTGTAGGATCTCCACCTGGATTAGCAACTAATAGAACTGGTACTACAAATAAAACTAGTCAGAACACAGGTTCTGGAGGTGGTCACTCACATAATATGAGTGCAAACTTTGCTGGAGATGCAACTTCAGTGTTGCAACCTTATTTAACTGTGATATACATAATTAAAACGTAGGAGAAAAATATGGCAACAAATGCAAATTGGACAATAATATTTGAAGACAAATTTGTTATTAAACAAACTGGTGACGAAGCTGAAACTGGTTATAAAATTAACGATGATACTTTTTGGAATCAATCTAAATTTTCAAATATTTGGGCTATTCAACATGGCACATCTGTTACTTCTGATGAAGTAGAATATAGAGATTCAACACCTCATACTTCTTATACTGACGCTAATATTGGTGATATTAATCAATTTATTGATAAATGGGACTCAGCACATTTAACTCAATTACAATCTAATTGGGATAATGATAATGTTGAAGGTGAAACTGACGCTGAAAAAATTACTAGATTAGGCGCTAGACCTACTTCTTACTCTTCTTAAAAAAACTATTTATTTGATCATAAGCATGGTTTGTATAAGAACCATTTTGATTTACATAATGTAAAAACACTTGAGCCATTCCTTCACCTTTATAAATACCAGGACGACCATGTTTTTGATCATAACCTGCGTATAAAAGGGCATCACCTTCTTCTAATTCAAAAGATGTTTTTTCAACAACAATTGGCCAGTTATCATATTTTTTTATACAAGCAGTAACAGATATCTCACATGCTGGTCTATCTATATGTTTTTTTAATGTTCCGCCAAATACATAATATCTCCAATACGCGTAAGTAGGAAATAATTTTAGATTAGATTTTTTTTCAACTAAAGGTAACTTTGTATCTAAAATAGCATTCATTAATGGATCACTATACCACGCAGGGGAAAATGATTGGTAATCAATTTCATAATCTGTGTTTTGATCTACTTTGTTATAACAATATTTTTGAAGAACATTTAGTTCTTTTTTAGTAAAAAAGTTTTTTATTAATTTATTTTTCATCTTTATCAGATATCCAAGTTTGTATACTCAAACGTGGGTGAGTTTTTTTTAAGTTAGAATTTACTTTATGAACTAATCCACCTTTTGCGATGATAAGCGAATTACCTACAATAGGAAAAAAGCCAGAAGATGTATTTGTTTTAAACATAAATTCACCACCCCAGTTTTCATTCCAGGTTCTATTAAAATAAAATGTAGCAGCATAGGTTCTATTTTTATAATGATCTTTATGCCATGTTAAATGTTGACCATAAGTATACTTACGTAAATGACTATTTAATTGTTTGTTTATTAAATTTAAAAATTTTTGATGTTTTAATATTATATGGTATTTAGTAAAAAATTTATCTTCTGCATTTAAATTTGACTTTTGGTTGTAACTATATGACATGTCATCAAATTCTTCTTTATATGTAGGCCAGCAAACATCTGTAGGTTTATAATTAGAATGATTTCTTTTTTTAATAGCTTCTACATACATATCTTTATAAAGTTGTGGTGGTAAAAAATTATGTATCCAAAACAATTCTTTTTTTAATTGGAAAACTAAATTCATTATTGAAGCCAAGCTACTATGCTGTATCTTGTTCCTTTCGTAATAGGTTGAATACCATGAGGGTACATAAAATTACTAGGAAAAAAAACTATAGATCCTTTTCCTAGTTTTAATCTTTTAACTTCTTTTTCTTTTTGGTCAGTGAAAATTAAATCTCCACCTTTGTATTCATCATTTAAATTTAAAATAACACTTAAATGTCTTGGAGACATTGTGTAATGATCTGTATGAATATTATATTTTCCACCAATTGAATATTTTAATAAGTCTATTTGATTTATTTTTGAACTTGTCATTTTAGGAAATTTTACTTTATAATAAATATAAAGTCTTTCTATTTCTTTCTTTATATAATTCCAGTAAAAAATATTTGTAGGTGTATCAAAATTTAAATGATAACCTTTTACATTTCTAATATTTTTATTTAAACCCTCTAAAACAGATAGATTTTTTTTAGCTTTTTTATCTATTAAAGGAATGATTTTATTTATAAATTCAGAAGAAATTATATTTTTTAATTCAACTATTGATTCTGTGTGGTCCATTTTATCTTAACATCATCCAAGGTTAAAGAGTTATTTCTTATTCTCCATAGTATTAAAAGATATTATTAACCTTTGTTCATCAATTTCTAAAGGTTTTACTTCATGAGGAATCCATGAAGGAAATAAAAGCAATTCATTTTTTATAAATTTTTTAGCATAGCTTCTATAGTTTCTGTCATAAAATATAGTAGGACTAGATCCTTGTATATAAAATATCCCTGAATAAATTGACTCTGTGTGACTATGAATACCATGATTATTTTTTTTATTATATAATTGAGCCCAATTGTTAGTTAATAACAATTTATGTTTATCTAATAGGTTTGTAATTTGTTTTTTTATTTTTTTTAAAAGGGGAAAGTTTAAAATATTTAAAAAGTTGTAAGTAGTTTTTTGATCATGAGTATTCAGATCCTTAATTAAAATTAAAATTTGATTAATTTCCTCTGTTTTAATTTTTAATTTATATGTGTAAAAACAATTTTGATATTTAAAGGGATCAAAACTACTCATTTATCTTAACATCATCCAAGAAGTTAGAATATATTTTTCACCTGACAGAGGTGAATTACCTCTGTGTACATAAGGAAAAGCTGCAGGCCAGATGACTATTCTACCTGTTTTAGGTTTTACTCTCATTGATTGATGTAAAAATTCTGTCTCACCACCTTCTTCAACATCATTTAAATAAATAGAAAAAACAAAAGCTCGTCTTGCATGATCAAAACCTTTTCCATGTTCTATATGCCAAACATGATAACCTTCCGTAGGTAAGGTTTTTTGGATTTTTAAATTAGTGTAATGAAAAGGTCCTCCATCATAGGCATCATTTGCTCCTGTATATGTAATGTAACTTTTCCAAGCTAAATCAAAATTAAATATAATTGATTTTAAAGATTCCCACCAAATATCGAGATTATTTTCTTCTGCAAAAAATTGTTTATCTTGTTTGTCTAGTACAGATGCTTTTTCTATGTACATTCTATTCAGTGTTTTATTAAATTTATTTTGATTTTCAAATAAATTAATAGCTTTATTGCAGTCTTCTTTTGTAATGTAGTTATCATACACACCAATAAAATTGTCTATACTACCTGTTTTTTCTATCATAATTATGCTACTTTCATTCTCTGTAAAACTAATATATAAGCTACTATATGCTACAAAAATTAAATTTCAAGCCTGGTTTTAACAAGATGGTCACAGATTCTGGAGCCGAGTCTCAATGGGTAGATGGTGATTTTGTTAGATTTAGATATGGACTACCTGAAAAAATAGGTGGTTGGAATCAATTATCTATTGCAGGTGAAACATTACCAGGGGCAGCACGTGCTCAACACACTTGGACATCATTAGCGGGTGAAAGATATGCAGCTATTGGAACTTCACAGGGTTTATTTTTATACTATGGAGAACAGTTTTTTGATATTACACCATTAGATACAGCTATAACAGGATGTACATTAACAACTGTTAATGGTTCAAATGTTTTACAAGTTAATAAAGGATCACATGGTCTAGAAGTTGGAAGATATATAACTTTATCTGGCGTAACTGTTACAGGTGCATCAGACTTTACACCAGCAGAATTAGAAGTAGCTTACGAAATTTTAACAGTTGCAACTGCAGACAAATTTACTGTGCAGGCTGTAAGAAATGAAGGAGGATCTGGTATGACAGCAGCAGGTGCAGCAACAGTAAATCCTTACGTTGAAGTAGGTCCTGTTTTTCAAACCATAGGTTATGGTTGGGGTACTTCTACATGGAATACTTCTACTTGGGGAACTGAAAGAGCTACAAGTTCTGTAGTCCTGGATCCAGGAAACTGGAGTCTTGATA